ATAACTTGTTCCCACGCTTCGGGCTTGATGTCTGCGACTTCATCGAGGACTGCATAGGTGAGTGAAACTCCACGTAGCGTGTCTGGTCTGTCTGCTCCACGGACGTAGATGGTTGCTCCGTTGATTGTCGTGATGTCTTGGTTGTTGATGTGGGCATTTTGGATAACTTCCCTTCCTAAATCCATTAGAACTTGCCAAATAATCTGTCTAGCCTGACCATTAGTAGGCGCAACATAAAGCACCGCAGAACCTGCTGGGCATTTCAGGGCTTCAATCAGTAGGGTGACTGCCGCCATACGGGACTTACCGCACCTACGACCCGCCGCAATAACCTTGAACCTAGTCTTATCCTTGAAGACTTCTTCTTGCCAAGGCAGTAGGCTAAAGTTTAGATCACTCATTCTTTCGCCTCTATGTCTTCAGCATCTATTGTTTCAGGGGTATGCGTAATTTCACCTATACCCGTGATATTGATAGTAACTGCTGACCTTTGTTTGCCTTCTTTCTCAAACATAGAGACGGGCAACATTCTGTCCATACAGAGTTTGATGGCGGCTAGTTGGGCAGGGTGTTCATCATTCATGGCTATCTCTACCGCCTTATGGACAACTCTAGAACCTGCGCTGTTTATCAGCAGATTCTTTAATTCTTTAAGTTGGGCAGTCTCAGTCTTGGGGAGAGTAATGAGTTCAGGCTTATCAGCATAACTGGTAAGGGAGAACTGTTTGTTAGTAGAGCCTTTTGGTCTACCACGGGTTTTTGTTTCTGTCATGTACTTTTGTCCACAATAGGGAAGTTCCTTCACGCATTATGGCTCAAATCTTTTTGTTGAACAATAGGGTAATCCCTGATATAGTAAAGACAACGGGGGCATGACCCACCCCTCTATGCGGTTGAGCCGACCAAGTAGGATAAACGTGATGAACTAGGTGAGTCTCTAGTAGCCCTCTAAATGCTGTGAAGCAACATAGACAAGGTGGACGGGGCAATGTTACTTAGGCTTGATTGTTTGACAAACAGTCTTGTAATCTAGATAAACGAGAGGCTCTCTCTTATTGAGATTTACCTGTATATACGGGTTACAGGCTATCGTCCATTACTTCCTAGTCTTCTAGCAATTATCTTTCTTTATCTGAAAAAGGCTAATTTACCTTTTCTTGTGGGGGAGAGGCTCCCACAAATATTCCACAGCACGACTACCCCCTCCCCCCCCATACATAAGTAAGCACTAACTAACATAAGCAAGACGCGAATGAGAATCACTTGCATTAAGGTAAACACAAATGAGAATCATTATCAATACCAAGTTACCATGCACCAAGTAGGTGCAGTTGCAAATGAGAACGATTCGCATATAGATGTGATGCACCATAATGATGCAACCCACAAAACCTTTCGATATATTCAGACTATCACACAAAGTAAACCGATAGATTACATCTATGCACCAAGTTGGTTAATATATAGTAGGCTACGCACGAAGTTAGTGCATGATTTTATATAGTGATAATACTTGCACAATGTAGGTGCGGGTTTATTATGTTAAGTTATTGCAAGTTGTTGATTTTATTAGATATTTTATAAATGGCTAAACTGGCATGGTACGTGCATGGTAATAAGGGCTAGCAATAGCAAGTCTCAGTTAATGTTTCAATTTAATAGGAGTTAAGACAATGATTCAACAACATCACATACAACAATTAAACAATGACCTATATGTGGCTAATGCCTTGCTTGGTGAGGTTGTTAGTGCCACTTATGTAGATTCCAGCATCTTGCTAGAAAACGATGACTTTCGCTCATTGTTGTCAAAATCTGTAAGGTGCTCGGAGATGCCATTTAATGAGTTATCCTCTAGCCTCATTAAGTTTGTAAACGACAACTTTTAATCTCAAGCCTTTAGCCCTTTTAATCGAGGGCTACGGGCTGGCGATTGGCCAGTTTTTTAATAGGTGTTAAAAATCATGAAATCTTACAAATTCACAATTCACGCTTCACCCTCGGAGAAAGGTGCTACCGAGGGGTTTGTAACTACATACCCGATGTCAACTGTATATCGTGAAGATTTTGAGGGCACGCTTGATAGTGCTATCGCTCGCATGAAATCAATACATAGCGAATTGATTTCTACTCATAACTTTGAAGCGGGCAAAGGCTTTTCTATCAATGTCTTAATATGGCGTGGGCAAAATAAACCGAGGGGCTTCGATGCCCGTAGGTTTGAGCGTTGCGCTAACTACTTAGCATCTTAAAGGGGTGACACAATGAAAACCCATTTATACAATGCCCTTTGTGCCTTTGCCTTTTGTAGCGCATGGGTGCTATGCTTATTGGCCTACTTTGATTGTCTCTACATCTGACAATGCAACTTATAGCCCATGCGACAAGCGTGGGTTATTGGGTGCAATAGTGCATCATTTCAACTTTAAAAGGTGTCAATATGAAATTCACAATTCAGCGCAAGCATATCCGTGCCATGCTTCACTTGTCAGCAAAAAAGGACATTCGCTATTACTTGCAAGGCGTCAATGTAGTTCGAGACAATCGTGGCACTTATTTGGAAGCAACTGACGGGCATATACTTGGCCGCTTGTTAATTGACGGCATTAAGTCTGATACAAAATACAATGTTGTTTTACCCTCAGAGCACTTGGCCAAGTTAAAAGGCACAAAAAAGCAAGGTGATGACTGGTTGCATTTTAGCGTTGACGGCTTGGCCGTTGAGTGTATATGCGGCGAGTCAACAATTCGCTTTTCAGCACATGATGCTCGATTCCCTGATACTGATCGTGTTATCCCCTTAGTTTTCAAAGATGAAGACATCAAGCCGTCAACTTTTAACCCTGATCTGTTAAGCCGATTTGTTGACTTGTCTGAGGACTTATATGGCAAGCGTCAAATTCCAAATTTATTGCAAAGAGGCTTAGATTCTGTAATTGTTTCATTTGGCCTTGCTGATAATTTTGTTGGGGTTCTCATGCCTATTCGATCAGACGGCCAAGCAAGAGTGCCTGAATGGTGTTATCAGCCGTCAGTTAAGCCCGTTGAGACTGAAACGGCAACGGCTTAATCTCTGAGACTGTAAACCCTTAGAAATAGGGGTTTATGGCCTAGTGATTGACTAGGGTTTTTTAAAAGGTGTGAATATGACTGATAAAACTTACAATGGTTGGACTAACTATGAAACGTGGCGAGTCAATTTGGAAATATTTGACGGCATTGCATGGTTGGATCAATTTGATGACGGCATGGAAATATATGAGGCCGCCGATTATCTTAAGTCTTATGCAACTGAGATTCTAGAAATGGAAGGTAATAAGGGGCTTACATTTGATTATGCAATGGCCTTTTTAGATGCGGTTAACTGGCGAGAAATAGCAAAATCTATGCATGACGCATACAAAGAGGAAAACTCTGATATTGAGATTGACGCATGATATATGCAACTATTGCTCTAATCCTTCAAATTATCCTAAAACGCAAATAAAAGGTGTCAATATGAAAACATTTCAAATTTTTAAGAATGTATCTTATGAATATTTTGTTGAGGCTGAAACCTTGGAAGAGGCACAAAACAAAATAATCGAGGAAAACCCACACTATGAAAGCGAAGAATTGATTGAATGGGTTTATCTTGACGAACATAATGGGGAAAACTGGAAATATGAAACCCTAGCAAGTTCATAAGTTAGTAAGCACTCACTTAATACCGCCTTCGGGCGGTTTTTCTTTGCCTATTTTTAAGCCCTTCTAAGCCCTTCAATGTAGGGTGATAAGGATAAGGCTAAATTATCGCCTTCTAGGGGCTTCTAATGGCTTGCTTGGGCTATTCATGCGGGTGTTGGTCAGTCGTTGAAACTGTAACTAGGCCAATGTGCGCCAAATCCATTTCAGTATTCAGCCCTAAATTATAAAAATGACTCGCCCACATTACCGCAATTCTGAAACCCTCGTTCATGTTGCCATCACCTAAAACGCTTAATATTTTGCGCTCTTGGGGTGTAGTCAAAAACAATCTATGCGGTTTTGTCTCTTGTCGTTCCATTGATGCAATCCCGCCAATATTCAGCGATTAAGAGTGATTCGGCTATGTTTATGTCTTTCTTTCTTTTTAATGGTGCTTCAGGCCATAACATTCGGGCGCAATCCAATGCTTCCCCTTTATCACTGGATAAATGGAAGTGCTTTTTCCATTTCTGAGGGCTAACCATGTGCAAAGGATAATTAGTTAACTCACAAACGGCAGTTATAACGCCCACAGCCCGCCCAAATTGAAATGTGCTTGCTACCCCTTGGTTAGGCATTGAATGGACTAATTCACAGCATATCTCTGCCCCTTCTTTTGGGTCAACCAAGCGCAGAATCATGTTTTTAAACACCATAGGCAAAATATGCTTGTCTTGATGCAAAATCATGAATGAATCCAAATAATCCCCATTCGAATGAACTGCGCCAACTGCGCCAGAGACTGAACCAGGGTCTATTCCTATGTAAATCATTTTTTAACCTTTTTCTTTGCTACTTTGAGGATATGTAAACGCTGATATTGCTTAATGGCATCTTCAGGGACAACTCTCTCTTGCGTTGTGAATCGGTGCTGATTTCCACATTCTCTGCGCCTTGTATAGCCGAAAATAGTTGATTCTCTGCTTTCTTTGATTGTTGTCCAAGCACCACAAGTAGGGCATTTCATTTGTTTTCCTTAAACCACTAAAGTTACGTTTTCTTTGGGCAAGATAAGCCCAAAATCATTTGTGAATAAACTGCTTGTCATGTATCGATAGACATTGACTTTACGCTTTGAAGTCTCTTTCCATGTATTTTTGTGGCTTATTCCTTGTCGTTCTCCGACTTTCACCCACCCCATTTGTTTCCAAAAGAAGTTACTTGGTAGGTCATCGGCACAGCCACAGGAAAAGTCTTCTATCCCTCTCAGGTTGCCATGCGATATGCCAGCACTTAGCAAAGCCTGACCTCGTTGAATCAGTCTGGCATCCTCTTGTATACAAATCTGATTGACCTTTGAATATTTGCCATAACTAAACATGACAAACCCAACTAAATCGTTGTTTTCCACGCAAACAAACAATTTGTCGTTACAGGTATTACTCCATCTTTTACCGCCCTTAAACGCTGTAATTGCGGCTTCATAGGCTGTTTTAGGAATGAATCCAAGACAGAAACTTTCCTTCTTGGAGAGACTTACGATGTAGTTCATATCCTCTAGGGTTGCTTGGCGAATCATTATGAGCCTTTTAGGTTGTTCATTCTGAGTCTTAGGTCAGCCACAAATGGCTTCCCACGCTTCTTCTCCATTGATTCGACTATATCTCGCCACCAAGTCGATGCTTTGTGCTTCCCAATGAGGTTGATTTGTTTCATGTAACGGGTTTTCCACTCTTTCGCCAACAAATTCAAGCGTTCCTCGTAAATCTCCTGTGAGGAATAATGCTTTATCAATCTCTGAAGGTAAGCATTGCTCTCCTCGCCTTCTTCTCGTAAGTAGTTCATGGGCTTCATTCTTTGTCATTTGCGTAACCTTTCCAAGGCCAATTTAATCTCAGGTGGCATCGGAACACCCTCTTTTAGTTTTTGCTCAACAGCGATAAGTGCTGGGTCACGCTCGAATCTGCTTGGCACAGTCGTAAAAACTTGGTCTGCTTTGTTAACATGGGCTTGATTCTGACTTCTTACCCAATTACGCCATGTGGCAAACCAATCCAATTTAACCCCTTGTTGTCCAGCCTTTGCTACCCAATAGTCTTTAAAAGATGCAAAAACCTTCTGAGCATTTAAGTCTGGCCTTTCTTGTTGACAAAAATTAGTCCAATCTTCTGTTAAACAAAAATCTGATGAGAGGCGTGAGCCTCTTGTGCTCTCTACCTTTGGTTTATGGTTAATGGTTATTGGTTTATGGTTAGGGTTATCTTTGGAAACCGATTGGGTTTCTTCTGGGTTTGCTTTAGGTCTACCACCTAGTTTCCCAACCTCTCTATTCCTTTGTGCTTTAGCCTGATAAGCCATGATTGTTTCGTCACATCTTTTGTGATACCAAAAATCAGACTCTTTGTTGAAAGCAAAAAACTCTTCAAGAACTGTTTGCACAATGTCTTCATGTTCAGACATTCTTATCCTTCTGGAAACCTCGTGGGTTCTGTTTGGGATAGGCTTTTCACTTGTGTAATACAAGTCAAGTAACCGCCTAAAGGCCAAATCTTCAATTATTGAGAGATGAGCCGTATCGTGAATGTAATCACTCACATGAAAAGAATAATAGTGCATCGAATTTTCCCTTTTTCAAGCACCTTTAGAAGAAACATAGGCAGGGGAAGGTGTAACCCTTTTCAGTTGGGGAGCAACTCCCAACCTAGCCTCGTTTCAAACTATTATAGATAAATTCGTGGGTAGTGCAAATTTTCACCAAATTTACTTGGATATTTTAGAAAGTCGTATGCACCTAGTCTGGCGCACGTTTGCTTTAACTCTTTACCATCGTAGAATTCAGTCGTAGTGCCGTTGCTCATTTTGGTAGGGGTTGCTACGTTCTTTTTTTCATGTAGTGCCGCCAAGCCAAAGCCCGTGATGTGCCATACATCCTCGATATTTACAACGTAGCCAAAGTTCTGCAAGTCATTAAGGTAATTCTCAAAATGAACGCTTACATTGCCTACATTCTGATCTCCATGCGTAAATGATTTCAATGGGCTAGGCTGGTGTTCTAACCTTCTGAGCATTTGTTTGTGATAAGTCTTTAAATACATAGTCAGTCCTTATTTGATTATTGACAAGCAATGCTAACCCTAAAAATATTTAATAAACATAGGGTTTATCCTAGTATTCAAACATTTATTTTGATTGACAATTCATGCACCAACAAGAAGTTGGCTAACTAAACAGGAGTGAATGATGACAGTTAAACCTAAAGATTTTCAACATGATATATGCGTCTACCTTGAGGGCGTTGGCGAGTGCTTAGTGTGCTTTGACATACTGACTCCAGGCGAGGAACTCGATGCTGACCACAGCGATTCTTACGAGATTGACTTTGCAGTATTTGATGAGCAGGACAAGCACATCACTTACGACATCAGCAAAAGACATTACAACTATTGCGAAAACAAAGCAACAGACGAAATGTTTGACATCACGACTGCATGGCGTAAAGACTGGGAGGGTTCTGTATGACGGAACAGGAAATCACAGAATTAGTGAATGACTTGCGTTTCCAAGTCAACGCCCTGAAACAACGAGTGGAAGACATTGTTGTTATGACTGGGGCGAACACTAACGGCTATTACGATTTAAAAACAAAACTAAACGAACTGGTAAAGAATGACAAGGAAACAACTTCAAATGACTAAACATGAAATGGTTAGTTTCTTACGCATGGCGGCAGTTGATGAGAACACCATCACAGCCATGAATAACGCCTTTGATATGGGCGTAGAGAACGAAAGGGACATAAATTGTTCCATCATCTTTGGCATGATCGATGACCACGCTAAAGCCCAATCAATTGTTGACACCATCCGAATAAGGGAGTGAAAAATGACGGATCAAGAAAAGTTAAATAAAGCCTTCCATGAACTTGATTATGAAGACGAACTGGCAGTCAATGTTGTGATGTATCAAACTGAAGCAGAACATCTCAAAGCAGAGATTGCGGAGTTACATCGCATCCTTGCAGAACATGAGTTGCAGTTGCGAATCAAGAACGAAATGATTGCAGAAATTCACAAAGTATTGGGGACGCTATGAACATGAAATATACATTTGAGGATGTCTTAAAACGATACTCCCATGTTGACTATTGCTGTTATTGCTATGAGCCAAAAGACGAGAAAATATCTTGTTGTCAGGAAAATCATTTCATTCCATTGAAAGACTTTGACCACGAGACACAGATGGAAATAGCAAAGGCAGAATACGATGCTCAATGATTATTCAACATTTCTAATGAACATAGAAAGATCAGTGAAAACACTTAGTGAAATGTGCTTGAATAAGCAATATACTGGGTTCTATTCAGAAATTAATACCATCATTTCAAACCTGATTGGTCTTAGTCATTGGATAGGTCAAGAGCAAGTTAAACAAAGTCAATATTTAAACAGGAGTAAAGAATGAAAGATAAAGTTAATACGGAAGACCTTGTAGTCGATCCACAAACAAAGGGTTACTTAGTTGAACGCAAGGAGTTAATAGAGAAATTGCTTAAGACTAACGTCAACGAGCATACAGAGAAGAAAAATGGCCTGACATACCTATCATGGGCATGGGCTTGGGCAGAGGCTTTAAAGGCTGATTCAAGCGCATGGTACAAGATAGAAATGTTTGGCGATAAGTGTTACATGGATATCAACGGCACAGCAATGGTGTTCGTAACAGTCACTATGTATGGCAAACCAATGACTTGCCAACTTCCCGTGATGGACTATCGCAACAAAGCAATCCCTAACCCAGACGCATTTGCAGTCAATACAGCCATCATGCGCTGTATGACAAAGGCTTTGAGTCTTCATGGCTTGGGCTTGTATATCTATGCAGGTGAAGACTTGCCTGAAGGTGAGAGCGATGAAGGCTCACCCGATGAAGGCAAGATGCTTGACTACATTGCGGCTATTGAAGCCACTACAACAGTTGATGAACTAAAGAACATCTACATCGAGGCATTTGCGGCTACTGATGGAAACAAGGCATGGCAGACCAAGATGATTGCCGCCAAAGATGCAAAGAAGAAGGTGCTGAAATGAGTGAAGAAATCGTACAAGGCACAGACGAATGGAAAATGCTCAGACTAGGCAAAGTGACTGCTAGTCGAGTCAAGGACATTGTTGCTACCACTAAGTCTGGCTATTCAACAAGCAGAGATAAGTACATGACTCAATTGTTGTTAGAACGCCTTACAAATTCAGTAGCAGAATCGTATAGCAACGATGCAATGGCTTGGGGAACTGAGCAAGAACCCTTTGCTAGAGCCGCCTATGAGTCCAAGATGGGGGTATTGGTTGATGAGGTAGCATTTGTTAACCATCCAACTATTGAGCAATCAGGCGCATCTCCAGACGGGATTGTTGGAGAGGGTTTGGTAGAACTGAAATGCCCAATGTCGCATACACATTTGGAAAGCATTTTGGGTGGCTTAGACGATCAGTATAAAGTGCAAGTCCAGTGGCAGATGGCTTGCACAAGGGCTAAATGGACAGACCTATGTTCATTTGACCCAAGATTTCCCGCAGAATTGCAATTAGTTATCAAGCGTTTCGAGCGTGATGATGCGTACATTGCAACGCTGGAAAAAGAGGTTATCAAGTTCTTGGCTGAACTTGATGACAAGTTAAATAAAGTTAAATCAAGAGGTTAATATGGAAAATCGTAGGGACAATTCAGGCGTGTTGTTTAAAAACGACAAGAAGGAACAGGAGAAGCATCCTGACTACAAAGGTTCGATCATGGTAGACGGCAACGAATACTGGTTGAGTGCTTGGATCAAGGATGGCAAAACAGGCAAGTTCATGGGTTTGGCAGTATCACCTAAAGATGGTCAGCCACCAGCAGGCAAACCACTTCCTAAAAACTTAGATGACGATCTAATCCCATTCTGATATATCAATGGGGAAAGCGTAAGTGAGTACCCACTAACTTAATTAACAGGAGTTCACATGAGTTTATTAGACAAAGCATGGTTTGGCGGTGAAGTAGAGAAGTTCTTTGGTTCACAGTCATTCGTCAGAGCAAGGATCATTGATCCATTAACAAGCCACATGGCGGCTGAAAGCGTCACCAATGTAGCACCAGCGCACATGGATGTCATTCACGCTTGTTTAAAGCGGTTTGGGCCACTAGGTAAGGATGGAATAGCAAAGCAAACTGGTCTGAGAAATGACCAAGTATGGCGTAGGTTGCCAGAGATGCAGAAACTAGGGATGATTGGGCTAACTGGCAAGACAGTTGCATCCAATTCTGGTAGACAAGAGCGTGAGTGGATCATCCTATGAGCCTGTGGCGCAAACGCAATGTTCAGCATAATGGACAAAATCAACCTAAATGGTTCAATATGACCGCTTTGGCTAACAATGATTTAAGTATCAAGTCGGAGGATTTAAGTATGCAGTCAAACATGATATGGGT